AAAAAAAAAAGTTTGAAAACCTCAAAAATAGACAGGACCAGGACACAGACCGGGGATACTTAATGAAGCAATACAAACCACTTATTTTTTTACTACTTATTCTCTTTTTGTCACCAACTTCGTGACAAATTCTTTATTTATTATCTCACCATAAATTAACTTGACATAAAATACTCATGATTGTATTCGGACTTTTTATAAATGTTTTTTGTTACTGTCTTTGCTCTTTGAAATAATCTTTTGTTATAATATGTTGTTGTTTGCTCCTCACATATCAACACATAATCCTCTACATATGGTCTAAAAGTTATATATTTATCTTTCTTTTTTGTCACCACCCCACAGTAATATATCCCCTTTTTTGTTTTGAAATTTATATATACAATCTCGTCTCCTATATTTATATCACCAACCACACTTTCTTTGTGTATCCAATCCTCATACTGTATCTCCATATTTGCATGTTCTATTCACACATTACAACCTCCCTTTACTTTTTCAATTTTTATATCGAAGTATTTCAATACGGCATCTACATGCTTGTCATCTTTTCTCTTTAGTTCTGCTTCGTCTTTGTGACCCTTTATTAGTTGTTCGTACATCATTCTTTTTGCTACTCTAATATAATTATTATTCATCTTATTACACACCTTATATCATCTCATATTTCTATTTCAATTTTTATTTATTATGGATTTTTTTTTAATAATACACTAGATGTACCCCCCTTATGTCTAATTACCTTACTTATATAATCACTATAATTTTTTAAGAAACTATTTAAATCACTCGCCTTCTCATTACCTTGTTCGAATTTATAACCCATACCTATATGATTATATCGTATCACTCCTCCATCTTTTTTATAGTTATCAATAGTAAATATATAATCTGCCTTACCATTTTGATGTAGTTTTATTCCTTTGTTTATATAACAATACATAGCACCTTGTATAAATCGCAAGTCTTTTGTCACCGCTTGTCTGTCTTTCATGTATCCTGCTGATAACATGGGATAAAAACCTGCTAGTGATAATTTACTTTTTTTTAAATTATCAAATATATCAATATATAGTTTATTTACATCTGACACATCTACTAATTTGTCACCAACTAATCTTTTTAAAGAGCTGAAGTCATCATCTATCTTGACAATCTTCTTACCATGTGGTAGTTTGTTTGTCATATAGTTCATAGCCTGATAATATCCTGCTGGGGTTCTTTGTTGATTTATATCTGGGAATGATTCTTTATAATCCTTTGCATCTTTTTCGTTCTGTATTAAAAATACACACTTGCTTTGTAATCTATACTTGGTGACAAATTTATAAGTATATCGTTTAAATTTATCTACATTATTATACACAGGTAGTAATATTATGTAATCACTCATATATAATATATCAATACATTATATATGTCTCAAAAAGACAAAGTATTAAAAATTCTTCAGGGTATAGAATTTCCAAAGCAAGGACGTCATAATATTACTGGTGACAAAAAAGGAAACAATCTAGGTGTTGTGTTAGGTAAAGTTCGTGATTTTAGCGGACGCTCTACTGGAGGTATTCCAAAGGTTATTACAGGTAGATACACAAATATGCCCAAGTATAAACCTTTGTATGATGAAGCAAGTAAGTTAATGAAACAACATAATCCCAACTTTAAATTTACATCTATACAGGTTAATAAAAATCAAAAGGCTTCTAAACATAAGGACGGCAATAATGTAGGGAAATCATACATTATTGGTCTAGGTGATTATACAGGAGGTGAAGTGCGAGTGTATGATGAACAAGGTGACAAATTCCATGATATTAATATAAAAAATAGATGGGGTACCTTTGATGGGTCGAAGTTAGAGCATGAAACATTGGCTTTCAAAGGTGAAAGATATTCATTAGTCTATTATAATGTTAATTAGCAACAATGGGATAAACGCAGACATAGTAGCCCCCTTCCGTCGTACGCTGTCATTTTTGCTTCGCATTCTCCATAACAATCACTCCCACAACTTTCACCCATAAATATTCCACAGTGTCGACAATAACTCAATTGTGCATAACATGACATTTCATAACTTAAATCTAAATTTCTTATTATATCCGCTACGGGATGTGAATTGTACAACAGTATTTTTTGTACTATTTCTTCGGGTAAGGTATCCATAATATATATTTACTTTACATGTAAGTAAATATCTATTTCATTTTTTATTTTAATTGTCGTTATCTATATCATACTCCCTGAACACTGTCTCTAATGACGTTCCACGAGATGCACTCAAATCTCTTATTCGCTTTATATTACGGTCTTTCTTTGCATCCATGATATTAATCTTGAAATATTTCCCCTCTCCTAATTCGTTATACGTTTTTCTCTGTACAATCTTATTTACTGATTCTTCTGAGATAGCCTCCCCAGATGATAACTTTAATAAAGGGACATCGTAGTTATGGTCTAATAGATTCAAGCAAGACTCAACAAAGGGTCGTCGTTCTATTTTATGTTTCTTTTCTCCGTATGTGTCATAGGTTTTGTAATCTCTCCTAATGTACAATACGTACTTTTTTGTCACATATAAATAATTTAATTTTGATTTTTTATTTGCTAAAAATGTTACCTCTTTGTCAGCAGTTATGATACAGTTTAAATCTTTGTTTCTTACACCATAATTCAACAGTAGAAAGTTTATTATATACCCGACATAATCCTTTTCTAAATATAATTTTTTTAGATATGTATCTAATACTTTCTTTGAAGGTAGTTCATCTTTTAACACGAGATTTTTTTCTAACTTTCTTTCATGTATTTTTTTAATAAGGGTATTGTCACGAAACTTTACTAACTTTTCATAAGACGCATTATTATTTCTTCTTATTACGAGTGCTATTGTAAATAATGAATTCTGGCTGTTTGGTGGTATGCTTTCTATATTGATAGCATTTATTATCGATTGCTCACTCATATTTAGTATGGGGGTGTTTTCTGTTAGTTTCATTAATCTTTTATACATAGATATGTAAGTTCCTTTTGTGCTTTCGCTCAAATTAGTAATCTTTGAAAGTGTATTTTCAAATTCTGTCATTTTAGGTTCTATATTATATGTTTAGATTATTTTTAAATTCAATTTTTCCTTAATATTAAGCAAAATATCTGATTATTAATATTAAGGAAAAATTGAATTTAAAAATAAAATCTTGTTATAGATTAAGGATGCCCGTCCAAACCCAAATCAAGACTTTACTAGATGCTTCTATGGCTTTGCTTAACGTAAGAGAAAACAAAGTACCTATCCACACTCATTATTTAACAGATGATGTAGAAACACTTATAATGAAATTTGATGCAGAAATAAATGAACCAAATGGCTATGCTATTCGTATGGGGTTTAATGATGTTACACATGAAACCTTTATATCGTTAGACTTTGATTGTTGTAAAAAAGATGAGAAGACAGGGTCATATATTGATTGTAAAAATACACAGAGGCTCTTACAAGAATATCAAGAACAAATCAATAGCACAGATGGTATGTTTAAAAGTTCCACTGAAGGAAATTATAACGTAATTGTTAATATTACGAACAGTGAAATATTAAAAGAGTTACTGGAATATAAACCTGCTGTTTGGTCTGCTATGGATTATGGGTTAGAGGTTTTACAACACAAAATCCAAGTTGTACCACCAACGGCGACTAAATGTAAAAAAAATAGTATCATAAATGGTAAAAACCCTAGAAGATGGTTGAGTGATAAACTAATCTATGCTGTTGAAGATGATTGTGACCCCATTGTAAAATATATTGAAAATTATTTCCAGCTTCCATCAGGTAAAGCAAAAAAGAAACAGTACGAAACAAAAAAAACGAAACAATGTCAGTACAAGTTTGAAGAAGCCGAAACAGAAGTGAGCTATGATACAGACTATATACTATGCAAAGATAATTTAAAACTCACTGAAAAGATTTTAATGCGAACCATACTAAAAAAACAAGCAAACGAATATGATAGTTGGTGGAAGATGGGATATGCACTATTTAATACTCACGGTGAACAAGCCAAAGAATTATTTATAAAGTTCTCGACGTGCGATAAGTACAGAGATACAGGCGTGATGTCTGCCTACTGGAAGAATAATATATGTGGCTTTAAAAAGGTTACGACATCGTATAAAACATATAATTCATGGTACATCGTAAAACTTCTTAAATGTTTGGATAACGAAAACTTTACGAAGTACATCGAGGAAATCTACGATGATCTACGAAAGTTTAAATTACTGGAACAAACTAAAACAATCGAAGACCCAGACGGACAGTTTAGATTGGCGAAAATTGTATATGGTGGTAATAATTTCTTAATATATAATCGCCCAGAGGACAAAGTAGATATCGTAGATTGGAGTACTATTAATCATATTTTAAGTGACCAAGTAAATGAAGGATTTTTAGATGATTGGTTAAAAAACAAAAACAAAAAATCCTATGATAAGGTTGATTTTAAACCATACGGAAAAGTCAAGCCTAATATATATAACCTGTTCAAGGGCTTTAAGTACCATCCTAAAATATTAGATGACACCTTTATCCCTAACTGGGAACACATAAAACATTTTAAAGAATATACTAAAAGGATTTGTAGTAATGATGAGAAAGCATCATCATTTTTAGAACAAAATTTAGCATGGATATGTTTTAAAGGGAGACCGTGTCAATGTATAATTTTGTATGGTAGGCAAGGTACAGGAAAGAGTACGTTAACTCTTCTTATTAAAGAATTGGTTGGTAAAGAATACTGCAAAGACGATTATGATACAAAAAATGGGCTTTTTAAAAACTTTAACTCTGCGTTTGAAGGGAAAATTATGGTTTTCATAAATGAACCAGATTGGAATAGTTTTTCTAGCAACATCGGAATTTTCAAACATACCATAACAGATGATACATTACGAATTGAAAAGAAAGGGGTAGATTCGTACGATGTGACAAACGAGGCTACGTATTGGATTTCTACTAATAATAAAAATTTATTTAATCAGGAAAAGGACGATAGGCGGTTCTTCTTTCTTATGTGTCAATTTCTAGGCTATACACCAGAAGAAAAAAAAGAATACTTTGATGACTTTTATAATAACAAACTAAAGAACGAAGAGTATTTATGTTCTGTTTTGTGGTATTTGTATAATGAGGTTTTGAAAGATAACTACAACTTTGAATATATGCGAACACAATGCCTTACTGAATATCATAAGATTATTGCTGATACATACAAAGATACGGATATTGATGATTGGCTGGTTCATTACCTCACAAATCAACAAGCAGGTTTTAGACTTGATAAAGAAGCCGTATGTGAAATTGACGGTTGGATAAATCCATTGGATACGGATTATTGGGTTACGGAATACGAATTATACGATAAGTACAAAATAGATAATGATGGTTCTAAAATAACCAGCAAAGATATTTTTATACAACAGATTAAAATTGTTAGTCAATGCAATGATATTACTTCACGAAGGAATAATAAGAGTGGTACAAGAACGAAATATATTAAAATTATGGGTTCTAAAATAAAAGATTACCTTGTTTCGTCTAATGTATGGAAATAAGGTTTTATGTATTGCTTCATTCAGTCTCCCCCAGTCTGTGTCCTGGTCCTATCCATTTTTGAAGTTTTGAAACTTTTTTTTTTTTTCTATGATCAAAAAAAAAAAAAAAAAAATTCTAGAGGGATGAAATCCTATGGCTCAGGACACAGACTGAACTGATGAATAGCGAAAAAATTATGTTTTCAATATAGACTCTTATGGGGGGGAAATATTGTCGCTTTTTTTAGTGTCTAATCGCATGTAGTATAGGACAGGGAGAAATAGATTAAAAAATAAAATAGCAAAGTCATTTATTTAAATACCCTTGAATACAGATTAATACCGATTAAAATATAATGTTTAGTAAATATATACCGAATGAATACAGAAGAAAAAACAGAACCAGTAGCCGAACCAAAACCTGTTAAGGCAATTAAAATGAATAAAACGGGAGTACCCCGCAAACAGTTGAGTGAAGAGGATGCAAAACGAAGAAGTGAAATATTGAGATTAGGTAGGGAAAAGGCTTTAGCCAAGAAGAAGGCACTTAAAGAAAATCCCCCTACACCACCTGTGACAAAACCCATACCAGAACCCAAAGAAGAACCTACACCAGAACCCAAGCAAGAACCCGAGCCAAAGCCCGATGTAGGGAGCGAAGATGAACATATTCGTTATGTAACCAAACCAAAGAAGAAGAGAGGTAAAAAAAAGATTGTTATCATGGATGAGAGCAGTAGTTCGAGCGAGGAAGAGATTATAGTAAGGAAAAAGAAACCTAAGAAAAAACCTAGCCCTCCTCCACCACCAGTCCCAACACCCGTACAAGCAGAACCCAAATCTGTATCTATTCCTCAACCAAGCGAGGAAGAGATAGAACGATTACGCAAAGAAAAAATCAAGAGGATAAGAGAACGCGAAAAAAAGGATAAATTATCAGCATCTATATTTGGCTAACTATTTGTCACCACATTTACATTCTACTTCATCATCTTTAAAAATAATGAGCTCATTTAAGTTCTTACGAAAGGTTAGTGTAGGACATCGTGGATTAAAATCAACCAATAAATTACCATATTTTTCTTTTGTTGAGTGTTTGTACGCTGTCATAAATTTATCTTCATCTACAGCAGAGCCTAACTCATCACGTATTTTTGCTAATTGTTTTTCTTGTTTATTTTTGAATATTAATAAATGAGTCAAATTTTCCCGCAAGGTACGTGATATACCTTGAGGCATACAATATGTTTGACTGATTATGATTACGGCTAATCCACAAGCAGACCTATCGCCGTAAGGCTGTGACAAAGGTGATATATGCCGATTAAGACTAGAGATTTTTGTAATATTTGATGATTGTAATATAGCGGGACTGCCCAGTATATCGTCCATGATAACGAGACTTTGAGGAGGACGTACAACTGGATATTTCCATTTGGGCTTTTCATGATCATCATCTAAAAATCCTAATTCTTGAAATCTAAATATCTCATCATCTGTGAAATCCTTTTTACTGCGTAACTTGGTGACAAAATCCTCATAGTCTTTCTTCTTTCTTAAAAACTCTTCAAATTCTTCCTTTTCTTGTTCTACACAATCAATAACATTCTGTATGCTATCTTTGGTGGGTTCAAATACATCTTCATCATTTATCAATTTTCCAAAGTACGCTTTGTTAGATAAAAAACTAGGACTAATAAAATATATTCTATCAAAGGTTTTTTCTTTCTGTGCTTGTGTGACAAGTTTTGATACGCTAAATGATTTACCACTGTTACGTACAGCTGAAACGTACATTAAACACGGCTGACGAATAGCGTAGTGAGACGTTTTATATTCATTAGACACACCTTGTGATGGCTCAGTATCTTTACCATACAAAGGTATTTTTTTAGTGGTGATATTCATTATTATATATAAGGTTATATTTTAAACAACACTAGCCAACATATCAGTTTGAGGATTTTGCCCAGGATTATGTGTATCTATTGTTATTTGGTCTCCACAGCACCCACTGTGTGTGGATATACGCATACGATAAAATTTTATAGCCATTACCCCAATCATCAATGAAGCCGACCCTTCTAAGGTAAGAATACCAATTTCACTTAATTCCATTATAATATATATTACTTTATTATAATGGTGTATATTGATGTTGATTTATTAAGAGAAGAAAACCTCGGAGGTAATAACGAAGATGAAAACACGATATATATAGAAGGGACACCTATTAAAAGTGCCTTGATGCGTGAGGAATTATTTAAACCAAACAAAGGTTTAAGAGGAACACCAGATTACGATGAGAATTTGTCACCAGATGATCGAAACAGAATGGAAACTATGGCTAAAATGATAGATGTTGTATATAATAGACGAAAAGAATATGGTTTTAATTTTTTAAATCCTACAAATAGAAAGGCTTTCAAACGTATAGAGGGACAAAATGTAGAAGACTATTTTTTTCATGAAACAGAAACAGATTTAACAGGTCTTTTTGTCAATGATCAAAAAAAAGAAGTAGTACTTGCAATGCGAGGCTTACTCCCTATCCATGACCAGAAAGATTTATTCCAATTACCCGATATGATTAAATCTACATTATTTGAGAGAGAAGAACCGCATAATTTTGGGGAACAGTTTTTAGAAGATAAGATGCTATTGTTCGATGAATATAACAAAATAAAAGGACAATATCCAGACCATAAAATAGTTGTGACTGGACATAGTAGGGGGGGACAGGCATCTATATATCTTGGTAGAAAACATAATCTAGAATTTTATGCCTTTTCACCTGCTGGAAACCGTGCCGATTATCTAAATAGCATTCCATCAGAAAAAGGAAATATTTACTACCACACAGGTGACCCAGTGAGTATGCATTTTCATAAGCAAAAAGGACGTACCATAGAGCAACATTATGAATCATTCAATAAAAGACTATACCCCCATTCGGTAAAAGATTTTTATGACAAACGTACCACTGTTTTCAAACACCCAAAACAAGATAAAAACGAAAAGGAACGAATGGAGAAGGCAATAGTTGCTGATGTATTAGCAGAAGGTCAAATATACATTGCACCTGAAGACCTTGTCGATAGTGACTTAGGTAATTTTTACTTTGATGACTTAGGTAATTACAATGACGAAGATGACCCAAAAAAACAAA